AAGGCATCTAAGGACGCAGATCAGGCTAAGTCGGTGCGTACAAGTCGCAATGACAAGCTCAAAGAATGTGATTGGACTCAGGTAGCAGACGCTCCTGTAGACCAAACTGTATGGGCTGCGTATCGTCAGGCTTTACGTGATATATCATCACAAGATGGGTTTCCTTGGACAATTACTTGGCCTACGCAACCGGAGTAAGCAATGCTTGGATTTTACGCGCTATCTACTGCTGCAATATCAAGCCCAGGGCCTACTACATATAGTGGTGAAGCTGCGATTACTTGCAGCGCAACATTAAGCGTAGAGGCTAATGGTATCTTCACTGGCGCTGGTGCTATCGTTTGTACTGCTACGGTATCAGCAAATGGCGGCGCTATTGTAGGTGCTACTGCTGCTATTAATGCAATTGCTACTGTATCCTGCGAGGCAAAAGCAACTTACTCTGGTTCTGCTGCAATAAACTCTACAGCTACTGTCATTGTGGTTGGTGCAATTATTGGTGAGGAATGGTCAGATGTAGCTCCACAATCAAATACATGGACAATAATCTAAATGGCTCAGACTAAAATTGTATTTGCTGAATGGTTGCCAGATCAACCTGGAGTTACTGGTGCGCTTACAGAAGCTAAGAACTGTATACCTGTGACTAATGGCTATGAACCAATGCAGTCAGAGGCAGATTTAAGCGGTAGTGCAGGTCAAACTTTGCTGACAGCTTTTGCTGGCAAGTATGCTCAGACATCTACGCTATTTGCTGCTGGCGCTACACAGGTCTTTAAATACGATAACTCTACTCGCGCATTAAATGCAATGACCACCACTGGCTATATTGGCATTGAGTATTGGGATGCTGCTCAGTTTGGCGATGTAATGTTGCTGGCTAATGGAGTTAGTAAAATACAAGCAGTTGATCTAAATACCACTAACTACTTTGTAGATGTAGCTGCTGTTGCCCCTACTGCTAAGTACATTACGATAGTGCGAGACTTTGTTGTAGCTGCTAATGTTACTGGATATGAAAACAAGGTTTACTGGTCTGATATTAACGACGAGTCTAACTGGACGCCTGGCGCAACAAGTCAATCAGACACACAGGTAATTGCTGATGGTGGTGACATTATTGGTTTAGCTGGTGGTGAGTATGGATTGGTTTTGCTTGAAAAAGCTATCTACCGTATGACTTATATTGGTAGTCCATTATTCTTCCAGTTTGATGCTATCTCGCGTGGTATTGGCTGCTTATCTAATGGCAGTATCGTGCAATACAATGGACTGACGTATTTCTTAGCTAATGACGGATTCTATGTATCTGACGGTCAATCTGTTAAGTCTATCAGTGCTGGCAAGGTAGATAAATGGTTCTTTGATAACGCTGATCCTAATAACTTCAATGTAATGTCGTCTGCTGTTGACCCTGTTAAGCGTCTTATTGCTTGGTGTTTTACTAATGTATTTGCTAGTCAACTAATCTTGATTTATAGCATTGATACGGGTAAATGGTCTTACGTTGAAACTACTGCGTCTGCTGTAGCTATCGCTATTACGCCATCGGTAACGCTTGAAGGATTGGACTTATACAGTACCAGTATTGATGCGTTGACAGTCTCACTAGATGCTCGTCAATGGGCTGGTGGTGATCCTTTATTTGCAGGCGTATCAGGCCAGAAGATCATTACATTTGGCGGTGCTAATAAAACAGCGTCTATTGTCACTGGTGATATTGATATTGGCAGGTCTGTGATTACTCTTGCTAGGCCATTGGTAGACGGTGGATCGGCTTCTGTAGCTGTTTCAGCTAGAGCTAACCTATCTGACGCTATTAGTTATACGACGCCTGTAGTGGCTGATACAGAGGGCAGAACGCCATTACGATCTGCTGGTAGATATATGAGAGTACAAACAATTCCATCTGGCTCATGGTCTACTGCTGTCGGAGTAGATATTGATATTACTAAACAAGGTGGCAGATGACACAGTTTAGAACGCTTCCTCCGTTTGGTGGAGATCAGCGAGCTGTCGCAGAGGTAGTGCGAGGCATCATGGACGGAAAGACCAATAATACTGGCTCCGTTACGTTGGCTACTGGTGGCGCTACTAGCACGACAATCTACAATGAGCGTATAGGATACGATAGTGTAATTCTATTAACTCCTACTGCGTTGGTATCGTCAACATCTTATGTCCCGTATGGTGCATTCCAAGACGATACAGATCAGACTATTGCAAGCACGACAACTGCTTATCCAATGACGTATAACACTTTAGATTATGCGTTAGGCGTGTCTGTAGTTAGCGGGTCAAGGGTAACGGTAGCTTATTCTGGTTTATGGAACATTCAATTTAGCTCTCAGTTTTCAAATACAGACTCTCAAATTCAGGACGTTAGTATCTGGTTTAGACAAAACGGTGTAGACGTGCCTAAGTCAAATAGCGAATTCAGTATTAGTAATAGACATGGCTCTACCGATGGCGGCTTAATTGCAGCGCTTAATTTCTTTTTACCAATGGCTAAAAATGATTACGTTGAGATTATGTGGCGCGCAAGCAATACATCAGTATCAATGCAGAATATTCCTGCTCAAACAAGCCCTACAAGGCCAGCAACGCCATCTGTTATTTTTACGATACAACACGTTTCCTCTAATGGATACACAAGCAATACATTTGAAGACCCATTTATAAGCTCAACATCACAAGGTAGTGCTGTTATTACTCACGCAGCAAATACAGTAGCAGGGAGAACCTACGATTATGTTATTGTTGGCTAATGGAAACTAAATACATTACTCCGCAAGAGCTAAGGTCGTGGTGGCCTTCCGTTAGACCAGGACTAGAGAATGTTAAGACAAAAAGCCCTGAAGATTGGATTGTTGAGGATGTCTATGTAGATTGCTATAACGGTAGATCGATGCTTTGGGCGTTGATTGATAACAGTAGAGATAGGGTTTTGGGTATTACAGCCAGACGGTGATAAATTGCACGTTTGGGCTGGTTGGTCGTTAGAAAATAGACATGATAACCTTGAAAATGGATTAAAATACATAAAAGAGGTAGCACGTCAAGGTGGCGCAAAATATATAACATTTTCTAGTCATCGAAAAGGCTGGATTAAGAGGGCTAAGAGTCTTGGATTTAGCCCTAGACTATGGATAAGTGAGGTTTAATTATGGGTGGCCCATCGCAACAAAGTTTTACTCCTACTGAGACAAAACTCGATCCTACGCTGCGCCCTTATGTGGATACAGCGCTTAGTGAGGCTGAAAGATTGCGTAAAGAAGGTGGCCCCGCTTACTATAGCGGTGAAACCTACGTTAAGCCAAGCACAAACACTCAGATAGCTTTGCAGTTAGCTCAGAATCGCGCTGGTGCTGGTAGTCCATTACTTCAAGGCGCTCAAGGTACTGTACAGAATTTAATGGGTACTCAAAGCCCTTATGAAGCTAGTTATGCTGGCAGAGCAGGTCAAACTAGCGGCTATGGCTCTGTATTTGACCAGATCGGTCAAGCTCAAAGCCCGTATCAGCAGCAATTTGCGGGGTTAGCTCAAAACGCTTACGTTGATCCTAATCAAGCCTTTTATGAGCAAATGCGTGGCGGTGCAATGCAGAATGAGGCATTAGCTGGAACTCGCGCAACGTCACAAGGCGCTTACCTTGGTGGTAGTCCATACCTTGAGGGCGCATTAAGCCAGGCTAATCGTTTATCTGCTGAATCACTGCAAGAAGGTATCCGTGGTTTGCAAAGCAAGACATCGATGGCTGGTCGTTATGGTTCTGGTGCAGAGCAACAATTAGCTGGCAAGATGACTGATGCTGCGGCGCGTGCTTTGGCTGAACAGAATCAACAAGCCTACCTGCAAAACTACCAGCAAGAGCGTGGTTTGCAAGAACAAGCATTGCAATCTCTTGGTGGCCTATCGCAACAAGGTTTTGTCAATCAACTCACAGGCGCTCAAGGTCTTGGCACTGCTGCACAGCAAGCATTTGCTAATCAGATGGGTGCTACACAAGCAGCTCAGAATGTTTACGGCTCTGATCTTGCTAATCGTATGGCTGCGGCTCAAGCAGGTCAGAATGTTTACCAGAGTGATTACGCTAACCAAATGGCTGCACTGGCTGGCGCTCAAGGTGTAAGAGGTGAGGATATAGCTACACGCATGGCTGCTGCTGGTATGGCTCCTGGCCTTGCTGCTGCGGACTACGCTGATATTGATAGGTTGCTTGCTGCTGGTCAAGTTGGTGAGGGCTACACGGCTGCTCAACAAGCTGCTGATAAGGCTCGCTACGATTACACAGCTAATCTTCCGTATCAAACACTGCAAAACTATGGTGCGTTTATTACTGGCTTGCCGCGTGGTGGCATTACCACAGAATACGTTGCGCCTCAAACAGAAGCAGAAAAAGCTGCTACTGCGGCTAGAAATACAGATATGCAAGGCAGAGATTGGACTTCTGCAATTAAAAAATAAGGAAATATTATGGCTGATCCAGTTACTGCTGCTGCTTTATTATCTGCTACTGCTACTGCTGCTCCTGCTGTTGCTACTCCTTTTACAATGGGGTTAATGGGTGCTGCTGGTACTGCTGCTACAACTGCTGCTCCAGGGGTATTAGGAGCTATGGGTGCTAGTGCTGGTGGGCTTGGAAGTATGGGGGCTATATCAGCTAATCCTTTAGTTACTTCACTGGTTAATGGTGGAGCAGCTGGAAGTTTAATTACTCCTGCGGCTGCAAATATTATTCCTACTCAAGCGTTTCCTGCTGCTTTGTCGTCAGCTAATCCTGCATTTGTTGGGCCACAGACATTTATGGGGCCACAAGCACCTACATTCATGCAATCTACTATTAACACAGGTCAAAA